GAATGAAAGACAGAGTAGAATTGCTAATTGAAATGGATGTGCTACCAATTCCTGTAACAAAAGTTGGGAATACTGTATTTGAAGTAAAACTTGAAGATATGTTGAAAGATGTTGCGGCATTAGCAGTGACAGTAATAACGCCAATTGTTCCAGCACCAGGGCTGGTTACAGATAATCCATTGGAAAAATTAATAACTGATCCCAGTCCTACATTTGCTCCATCTTTTTGAACTGTAATTGTTGCACCATCGATTAAAATTAAATCACCAGAATTTACCAGTGATATCATTTCTACGATATCCCCAGCGAATGCTGGAGTCACTAATGTTACTGTGGATCCAATTCCAACAAATTCTGTTGTTGGAAGAAGCTTTACACCATTTAAGTATACGTCAACTTCATTTGGTTGATGTATAAAATTGTAGTTAGTTTGTCCCTCAGTTGATATAAAAGTTTGTTGATTTCGATAGACACCAAAACTTTCCCACTCAACTCCAGTTCCAGTCGATTTTAAATATTGCCCCGAAGTTCCACTTGCATTTAATCTATCGAGAAGTGTGCCATTAATATCTATAGTTGTAACACTAGTAACACCAGAGGAATTAAAATTGACATTTGAGATGTCCGTAATTGTCGCACTATCAACCTCTAAAGTTCCTCCAGATGTGGAAAAATTAATATCTAAACTTCCTTCAATATAAACATCACCTTTCACATAGAGTGCTGTTTGTCCTGTAGAGACTGGCGAACGAACATCTAAAAGATATGCTGGATTTGCAGTTCCTACACCTACCGAGTTTTCTACTCCAAGAACTGTAAAAACTGTTCCACCAAGTCCTACATTGAGTTCATTTACAACTGTTGCAATTCCACTGATGCGTGCATCAGTTGCTCCAAGTCCACCATTAACGTGAAGAGTGTATTGTGGAATTGAAGTGCCGATGCCAACTCTATTAGTATCTGCGTTGGCAAGAATAAGGTCAGTATTTACTTCTAAACCATTTTTAATGGCAAAATTTTTATTAACAGCCATTGGGTTTCACTCTCCACCCATTAGATTTTAAATATTTATCATTTAAAAAATTTATCTTTAATATGTTCGAAGAATAATCTTCGCAAAACTATTACTTCCGCCAAGTTGTGTATTCACGACAGTAACTGAACCATCAGTATAACCACTACCACCTCCACCACCTGATGTAGATCCTCCACCAGATCCACCAGTTGCACCATTTCCACCATTAGCGCCCCCATCAATTGTAACAGTATCAGTATAGCTACAGTCATATTGTTCGGTATAACTACAATCGAACGACTCAGTAAAACTACAGTCATATGACTCAGTAAAATTAGCAGTTCCATTTATTGTAACTGTAAAATCTCTACAAAAAGTTATTGCACCATTTGTTAGATTTGTAAAAGTAAGATTTATATTCAATCCTTGGTTAACTATGCGATTTACCGCAATTCCTGGAAAGTCTCCAGCAGCAGATTGATTTGAATTTGTCACACTCACAGTGTAATTAGTGCTATTTAATCCCAATCCACTAATATTAATATTATATGCTCTAACTCCAGATTGCTCTCCAGATGTTGTTATTGTCATTGGATCACCACTCGAAGTGAGTGATATTGTTCTAAAATCTCCAGGGACATTATTAAAGACGTGATTGAAACTTGTACTTTTAGTTACTGAACGACTTACAGTTCGAGTGCAAGTCCTCGGAACGGTTCGATAACAGGTTTGTGGGATTGTTCTTGTACACGTTCTTGGTACAAATATACTTTGTGTGGTGGGAGCAACACCAGACCCTGCCGTTTGGATAATATTATAACCAGATTTATATCCTCGTGTAATTGATCCAGTATTTGTTACTACTCTTCCATCACTCAATCTAAATTGAGATATCCCAATATCTTGACAAGCACTTAATCCTTGTTGTCTCCAATATGTTCCTTTTGAACAAGGAAGAGTTCTTCCAGCATTTGGAACCGATGCTTTTGTGTCCGGAGATAAAGGTTGAAGAGAAGATGCAGATCCTAAAATTCCTGATGATGATAATGTGCCTGCAGGTATTGAAGATCCACCACTTCCGGCAGATCTTCCAGTTCCGCTTTCGCCAGAAACTCCTATTCCTCCTCCAGCACCACCTCTTCCTCCGGTGGATGCATCCCCACCTTTTCCAACAACAGATATTAAAGTTCCTTTTCGATAAATGAAAGGATTATTATCACTTACATTCATTCCTGCAATTATATATTCTTCATTTCGTCTCATCAAAAATCTAATTCTTGAATAACCACCTTGTCCACCAGAATTGGATCCGGAATCAGAACCCTTTCCACCAAAAATATCCATTTCTACATTAATATCTCTTTCTCTTGCATACATTGATATTAATGTTGATGGATCTGTAAAATTTTGTGCTAATAATGTGAGTTCTTGATTTACTAACAAATCTTGCACCTGAACTGTTGCAGTTGTAGAAGAATTAGTAATGGTTTCTACCACTACATTTGCAGAAACAGGAATAATACTAAATTGAACTACATTGGAAAGAACCGGAGAGTCGCAAGATGTAGGATGCGAAATTCTAACTTGAACAGTATTTATTCCAATAACTGGATATGCAATTTGAAGATTTGGTGTTGTTGCACCACTTACTGTTGAACTATTTGTTAAATTTGTTCCATTAAGTGTCCATTGATAGGATAAGTTTCCGGGTATATTATCACTTGATTGTGCAACAACACTAAAAGATGCTGTTGCTGTTTCTTCGACAACTACATTTGCTGGTTGAGTTGTAATTGTAATTGTCGGAAAAACATTAAGTGTCGCAGAATTTGAAAATAAAATTTCGTTGATTGCATTTCCAGTAGATCTTGCAGTACCTACAGTTACGGCAGATCCTACTGGTTGTGAATATGCAGAGGGAATATAGTCAACTCCAGCAAAAACATTTAGTTGTGAAATGTTTGGACTAATTGGATTTGTGATAATTAATGTGGTAGTACCAGATCCAGAAATCGTTGCTTGCTGAAAAGTTCCATCGGTCAATTTTCCAAATCCTTCGGCATACCAACTGTAAGACAAAGATCCAGTATTTGATGCCGGATTTGATGGAGTTTGTATGGGAAAAGTCGCTGTGGCGATTGCAACAAATGATGTAGTTCCGCCACTACAAACTGATAATGAATTTGGATTTTGAACAAATGATAATATAGGACCATTAAGATCTAAAGATGTTTGTTTCATTTGTTTTAATTTTAGTTAAGAAAATTTTGACCGATAACTATTCCATATAATCCGGCACTCGCAATGTTTGTCCCGTCAAAAATCTTAAATGTATAGATGTCGGATCGGTTTGCAGTTGGCGTTACAATTGGGAGAACTCCACCACCAGACCAATAAACAGGGATTAAATTGCCTTCATTAAATGTTCTGAACGTATCAATCCCGACCGTTCTTTGCCCTACACTGTCTTGATCAATTCTTAATGTAAACTGAGTTGAACCAGAAGGAGCATTTCTTATTAAAAATTGGTTGATATTGCTTGTTGCAGTGCAAATAAAAGTTTGAGCTTTGGATAGATCTACAGTCACATTATTATCTACAATTGACAAAAACTCTACATTTTCACTATACGTTTTAAATCTTGTGTGCCCTTCAATATCAAGTTTTGCTCTTGGGATAGTAGTTCCAATTCCAACAGAACCAATACCCGAATTGACAAAAAGAGTTGTACCTGAAGTTCCAACGTGTAACGTTGAAGACGTAATGATACCTGCAGTAATTCTACCAGATGAATTGTTTAGATTATATGCACCAGTTGCAGTAATAATTCCACTTACAAATATATTATTTGCAGTGATGATACCTACGAATTTTGCTTCTCCATTTGCATAAAGTGTTGTTGTAGCAGTTCCAACATTACCAAGCTCAAGATTAAATCTTGGAACTGATGTGCCGATACCAACATTGTTTAAGTTTGTGTTGTAAATTCCACCAGTGATATTTGTCCATCCTGCTGCACTAATGTTAACATTGGTTAATGCGCTACCATCACCAGCAAATGCCGTTGCAGTTACCGTTCCAACGATATTTGTTCCACCGATAACGTGTAGTGCATAGTTATTTGCTGTGGTTCCAATACCAACTCCACCATTACTACTAACAGAGAATTGAGTAGATCCAGATCCAACCAGAAGTTTTGCATTTCCTGGTGAAGTTGTTGCAATTCCAACCTGATCAAAAATATAAATGTTAGAATTCTTTGAAAGACTTATATTTCCAAAACGATACCATTCATTATCTACAGTATAAACCCAACCAACATATCCACCTTTAGTGGGATCAGTATAATAAACAACATCGCCTGGATTTCCTGCAAGAGATGGGGCAGAAATTCCAACGGTATAGTTCCTAGAAACTGTTGCGTTCCCTTGTAAGAATAATGAATTTGCTTCAATACCTCTACTTGAAGTGGAAGTGAATTTGTTAGTAACAATAATGGGGCCATTAAACTCTGAGATGGATTTGTTATCAACACCACCTTCGACACGAATAGAACGTGCAAAAGTTCCTTCTAATGAATTAACGACATTAATATCTGGACGATTTCCAATATCTTCACCAGTTATAGTTTGAATTGGAGTATCAAAGATTTCTTCCAATCCAGTAACTGTATTTGATTTTTTATTACCTGCGTATGAAATACCTTTATCATTCATACCAGTGTAAAAATTAATTCCACCTTCTCTTTTAGTAGATTGTGCTAAAAGTTCTTCTGCTGGTGAAATTTGACGATCGTGGCGATCTGGAAATGCTGTTGAATAATTTCCGGGACCAAATCCAACATACTCAAAAGTATGTCCCGATGCACGAGAAATAGAGTGTCTTCTCAATTCGATGGGATTGACGCTAATTCTACGAATTGTTGAATTAATTGAGTGTGTAGTTGGTTTTGTTCCAAGAACACCACGGAAAACACTAACTGGGTTTGATCCAGTTGTGGTCGTTTTGACTCTTACGATTTCATCATCAATCGCAAAATAATCACCAATGTTTACGTCCAGATTTGTAATTCCAGTAATGCTGATTTGATCTGTCGTTGCATTTACAATATCTGTAGATAATGTTGTTGTAATACCAGCATACGTTGGTATCATTCTACCATTTAGATTTTCATTGTCTGCTGTGATTATACCATCATTAGAAGTATAACCTTCACGGAAAGCAAAAAGTGTTCCTGTTGCAGATGGGAAAGTTGTACCAATTCCAATATTTACGGAGAATGAATAAGTTGGAGAAGATGTAAGAACATCAAGAATTTCTGTTACAACAAAATCACCAACATATTGACTTTGATTTGCGCCAGTAAATCTTACTTTTTGATCTACTTTAAGACCGTGACTATTTGCTGTTACGACAGTTGCAATTCCACTTGCTGCATTATATGTAAGACTATTAATGCGAATTGCTTCTCCCGTCAAATATAAGTAAGATCCAGTTGCTAAAGTAACACCAATTCCTGTGGTTGTAAAACCAGATACTGATGATGCCGATGAAACAGTGATAGATGTTGCACCACCAACATTGATTCCGGTAATTCTATAAAGATCATTGTATCTAGAATATCCCTCAGATTGGACACCGACGACTCTAAGTGTATCACCAACATTATTATAGATTGAGGATACTGTTACAACAGCTTGTGTATATGGTGTAAAGGTATTCACTCCAACAACAGCAAGTGTATTACCAATGCCGTATGCACTACCACCATCCATCACTTTAACTGCAGTAATGGTTCCAGATCCATCAACGGTAATTTTTGCAGTTGCGTGAAGCCCTGTGGTTGATGTTCCAATACCAACCAGTCTTGCATTATACACATCCCCAGCAGCACCTGATCCATAACCAGCACCAGCATTTGTAATTGTAAGACCTGTAATACGATTTAATCCGTGATCTATAGTAGTTGTAATCGTATGTGCTGTTCCTGTTGTAGAGATAATATTTGCAACACCGACACCAAAGTCCGCATCATTCACAAATTTTTCAACTGTTTCTTTTGTGATACTACCTCTTACATCATTTACAACAACTTCCCCAATTAAAGATGATTGTGCAAAACATTTTGTGGGTGCAGGATCAGATGTTGGATTATCGCGGTTCGTTTGTGGATAAAGTTCTTTTACTGGTTGGGAATATTTTTCTTCTGTAAATGGAGAAACTGTTGGAGAGTTTGATGAATTTAGTAATGTGAGGTAGTAAATTCCATCTTGTTCGCCATTAATATATCGTTGTCCCTCAGAAAAACGATAGACATAATAGGTGTTATCGTACCTTTTTCTCTTAAAATAGGGGAGATCAACAGTTCTTGCAGAAATATCACTTGTAAATGTTCCTGGATTTGTTGAAAGACCAACACTAAATTGCTTTGCGCTTGCAATTCCGACAACATTATATGTTCGATTAAATCCCGAATTTGATGCTCCAGATGAATTATTTGTACTCTTAATATTAACAAGTTCTACTTGAGATCCGACAGAAAGATTATGTGGAAGTTCTGTTGTAATATCTGCAAGTGATCCATTCCAAGTTGCGTTTGCAATAAATCTAAAGTTTCTTTGTTGATTTACATTTGCAAGAGATCCAGTTCCAAAATAAGTTTGAATTTCGCTATTGGTAGATCCAATTGATGTATTTGACTCTTGAACGATAAATCCATCAACTGGAGGTCTTGCTGCAACACCTGTAGCAGAAGTTTTTGGAATTACAAATCTTGCACGATAAAGAGTATCAATAGAATTTCGATTATCTGATTTTCTCTTGAAATAGGTTCTTGTTGTCGCATTTCCAAGACTAGTTGAACCAAGACCAACAATTGTTGTATAAATTGAATTTTCCGTTGCAGCAGCAGATACTTTAATATACCATTGAGAATTTGTAACATCATATTGAATTGGATGCCCAATATCTCCAGAATTTTTATCAGAGACACGACTTACGATTTTTAAAACACCGCCATTTGAATTAATTGGAAGTGGAGTTCCATTTAAAGCATCATTGAGGGTTTTTGCAAGTTTGATATTTGTATTTGTCGTAAGACCACTTGTAATTGCATAATAAACTGTATTTGGAATTAATCCATCAGGAAGTTGCCCATTATCACTCAAAATGCGAACAGTTTCTCCTTCTAAAAAGGTGTGTGCTTGAGTAAAAGTAATAACATTTGCAGTTCCACCAGCACTGTATGTACCGATACTATTAATTCCGGCAACACTTCTATTCACAGTAAATGATTTTTCTGAACTGGTTTGAGAACCAGGCATTACAATACGAGAAGAATATTCAGTAACTGTTCCTGCAGATGCAACAAGAACTCTTAATGTATCATTTTCTCTGGCGCCAATTCTATATCCTTCAATAACATTTTCAGGCGCCACATCTTGATTTGTTTGTCCATAAAGATATAAGTGTGCTGTTGAACCAACTCCCGTCGCGCTTCCAGTTTTGAGTACATCAATTGCTTCAAATTCAATTGAACTTTCTGTAAGTGGAATTTCTTTAGGAGGAATAATATGAGTGATGTATCCAAGATCATCCTGTGGAAATGCCTCTTGTCTAAATCCGTCCGCAACGAGTGCTTTTGCACCAAAGTTTGAGTTTGAGTTTGTGACGGACATATCTCCACCACTTTCTGTTACAAAGTGTTCGGCAAATCCAATTGCGAAAATCGAAACGCACTGAATAAAGGAATTATTTTTTGCTTTGATGTGAAAGTTTTTATAGGTTGGTTTGAATACCGAACGAGAGTCATTACTTAATGGTATGACTGATGTACTATTATCCTCATACACTCCAGTTGTGGTATTGTACTTAACAAAAGCATTATCATCTTTTTGAAGACCAATACCCGTAAACTGAGCAACAACCATAGATTTAAATCCTGTTGCTGTGTTTCCATCAGCAAGCATTCCACACATTCCATATACAGATCTCAGAGAAATATTAAAAATGTATGGCGAGGCGGAAGAAACCGTATCCGATTGAAGTGATAATGTAGCCCCTGCAACATTTGGAAGTGCTGAAATTGGTGGATTTTGAATTTGATAGATGATCTGAGTGCTGTTTAATTTTTCCGCAACAACAAATTGCCCATTATAACCGGTTACAGTAATTCCAGATATACGAAATGGAGTATCAACATCAAGACCATCAACAACAGAAGAAGTTGTTACTGTAACACTTGTTGATGGAGTTACTCCGTCACCTGATTTGATACTTGTGATGCCTACAACTTGACCTGTAGATCCAACAATACGATATTCATCAACTTTTGGTTGAATATCCAAACCAGAACTTGGGTAATCTGGTTCAATCGCACGACCAGAAGATTGCCCATAAACCAAACTAATTTTTTCATAATACATATCCAAATCAGTACGATCTGTTGAATATATTAGAAACTCATCATTGATGCTTACGTCATTTATACCATCCGCGTATTCAAAGCAAGATAGTTTGTGATGTGAAAAATTAGGAACGAAAGTATTTGTTGTATAATCTTTAAAACAAAGTCCGTTTGGGTCTGCATCAAAAAGACTAAATTGCCATAAGTAACAAGCACCAGTAACTCTAAAAATTGAAGTTCTTTGAATATTATCATTTTCTGGATCTGGAACATATTTTGGACGAATTTTTGTTTTACGCAAATCCAGACCAACAAGTGATGTTCCCCTTGGAAGAATGACTCCTCCGTGAATACTATTCAGTTTATAAAGTTCATTGTCTGGTGACGTTAAATCAAAATTCGTATCTAAATCATATGGTGGTAAGTTATTTGTAATGGACCCATTTCTCAATCTATAACTGTTTGCGCCATCTGGAATATATCCTGGACGATTGTCTACAATGTGATCACCAGGATATAAAAGAATTGTGGTCTTTCCAAATCTATCGTTGTTCAGTCCTCTTTGATATGAAAATCTTGCCGACTCTATTAGTGCTCTCTGTATTGTTTTGAATGGACGTGTTAAACTATTTCCTTGATTTTCAATACTATCAGTTGAGTCAAGAGAGTTTGGATCAACGTAGAGAATTGTGCCTCTTACAGACTTCAAAAAATTATCTAAACGACTTAATCCCATTTTATTAGTGCTTATAGTTTCCGTTATGGATTATTTATCATAAGAAAAAAGAGGAAACCCATAAGGTCTCCTCTTCAACGCGCTTCCTTCACACATCATTATTATACCACTTCTCTTCCTTCCACGTCAACCTTTTTTTCAATTCTTTATCAAAAATCATTAAGTATCTATGTTTACGACTTCTTTGCCTCCATTCACCTTGTTGTCCTTTCACAGAACCTCTTGAATGTTTCGTTCCATCAGCATAATAAAAATCTTTTTTTGGATCCGTTAAACCGTAGTAAGTAAAATTACAAGCTCTGTATATAGTTCCAGAGTGGTGATTAGCATCAGCATAACTAAGAATACAACGAACGCGGGCATCTTTTTTAAACCTCCGTATGCAACGACTTAAGAACCAGGATGTGATATTATATTCTTCTTTTTGTATATTTGGATCAACACATAATCTTGAAAGTTCGTAAAGTCCATCTTGTTGATTACGATCTAAACCAAATGCCCCGACCGCTATTTCTGGGACGGGGATCTTAGTAAAGACGCAAGCAGCGAGACAGTGACCAACGTGCAAAAAATCGCAAATATTGGATTTGAATAAACCGTAGTTGTATCCACTTTTAAAATCTTTTGATTCGTCTTTAAGATAATGGTGAGTATAAAGAAGATTTTTGATTTCCTCTTTACACACCTTATCTATATAAAAATCAGATTTCATTAAGTATTTGTGCTTAGTTTTGTTTGGATTCTAAAATATATTCTACAGTATTTGCAACGTCGTTCATTGCATCACGAAGATCTGGTTGCTGTCCAGATTCTTGTCTTATCACTGGACGGGAATCTTGAGTTAATACCCATCTCCACTGACCCATTTCTTTGCAATACCAAAGATTAATCTTCATTCTTAAAATGCTCCAGTTCAACCCAAAGAAGAAGTGTTTGAAATGCAGTAATAGAAGCCTCAGTGCAGTTATCTTCTTTGAGTTTTTGAATATAATATTCCAATGCTTCAATCACCATTTGGCGATCTGTTTGTGAAAGTAAAGACATAAGAGTTGTGATAAAAACTCAAGCTCCCAGACGGAATTGAACCATCCTCTCCTGATTACAAGTCAGGTACATCGCCACTAAATGCTTTAGGAGCAGAAAGATTAATCAACAGGCAACATTTCAGGATTTTCCAGTTCAACGTCAAATAACATTGGATGGCACTCTTCATCAATCAAATAGAATGATTTTCGGTACAAATCTTCTGGATCGTATCTTAATTGTTGATCTGCTAAATGAATAACTTCCAAATCTTGCATTGCACAGTCTGGAAGTTCGTCAAAAGTAAATGGAATGTGATTTATAAAGTACATTAGAACAATTTGAGTTCCTTTATTGTACCAACAATATGCGGCATCAATTTTGTACTTCATAGGATCTACTCCTACTTTTGTTTATTTAGAGTTTAATCTCTAATACCTGTGGTGAGATTCGAACTCACGCTTGAACGATTTTAAGTCGTTTGCCTCTTCCGCTGGGCTACACAGGCATAAAAATCATCCTTGATAAGTTCTTGGATGATACTTCAAATACTCATAAAATGTCAACTTCATTTCTTTTTGTGTCATACCACAGTGTTTTGCTGCAGCAGGAAGAGTCATTTTAGAATAAAACAAACCTTCATTTGCCTCTTCAACATTTTGTGGTGTTGTTTTCACAGGAGGTTCCCAAAGATTTGTTAGATTGATTTTAAATGGATACATACTTTCAAAAAAGTATCGTGCGTAAAATTTTTGCCGGGATTTTTTGCCCCTAAAAATGGATTTTAAAGTGGATTTGTGTATGAGAGTTTTGTTTCGTCCACGGTGTTGCGAACAAAGTCTAACACATTCATAAATTCATCAACAGTCTCACAGGACACTTGCTTTTCTGCACCCTCATTAGAATACAGATACACTGTTCTCTTTACTGGGTCAACTACGCATCGTGTCAGGTACTCGTCTTGCATTCGGTTCGTTTGTTGATTACTGGGTTATCATAGCACGATGCGGGAGCAGTGTCAACTGTTGTAGTTTTGTATGATATTCGCATTATTTTGATTCTCAAGACTTATCAATCCTCCTGGA